CTGGGACACCGCCCCGCCAGATCTCCCCTTGTTTGCCCATGCCGAAACCCGTGAGCCGTTCAACGTCAGCGTTGCCGCGTCGTCCGCGTCAAACCAATGCGTAGGCCCCGTGGCAAGGTCAGCCGGCGTCCAAAGCGCGCCCACCCGAAGCCGCATATTGGCAGAAAAGATCGAGGCGACCATTGCTCTAGGCCGTGAACAGGCAGCCCGCCGCGCCGCTGGCGGTCACGACGCGCACACCCGCAGCATTCACGCGGAACGGCATCGGATAGTAGCCGCCAGCCACCACAGCCATCGCGTTGATCAGCACCACGTTCGGGGTGTCGAGCAGCGTCACCGTGATCGTGCCCGCCGCATCGGCCAAAAAGCCCGCCACGTTGTTGCAGGTGAGGTTGTTGGTGCTGTTCGCCGCGATGCGGTTGGCAGAATAGCCTTCTTGAACTTCCATCAGGGTATCCTCGAAAAGTGGCCGGAGCGGGGGAGAGGACTGGAATGCCCGCTCCGGCCAGAAGCAACGCGGAAGGGGTTACGCGCCGCTGATTTCGCAACCCATCAGGGGGTCGAGGTTGGTCGCACCGTAGATGCAGTCCCACCGATGGATGTGTTCGCCGGTCGAGATGTCGGAACCACGCCAGTAGCGGATCGTGATGCCGGTTTCCGGATCGGTGGCGAAGCTGCTTTCACCCGAGAACGGAGTGTGCAGCTTGGCCGACACCAGCGTGATGGCCGACTTGTTCCACGCAGCGCGGATGCGACGGGTCGCGCCCGGCGCACCGAGGTGGGTGACGATCGCATCGTTGACCGGAGCCGCCGAGCAGGTGGCGAACGCGGTGTTGGCCGAGGTATCGACACCATCGTTGGTGTTCGGCACGATGATCGGCGGGCTGATGATCAGGGTCGCAGCCCCGCCCGCGCCAGCGGTAATCGTGGTGCCGAGCGGCGAACCAGCGGGCGAAGCGTTGCCACCGACGATGGTGAACACCTGCGGGTAGCCGAGATTGACCTGATTGCGCCAGTCGTAGGCGTTCACGCCCGCGATGGTCAGCTTTTCGCCCACGCGCCAAGTGGCGCCCGGAGCCTGCCCATCGACCGTGATGGTCTGGACCATCGTGTCCTTCACATCGCGGTAGTTGACCGACAGGGTGCCGTTGTTGATCAGCGTGGTGGCCGCGGCAACACGGGTGCCGTTGGTGACAGCCGGACACTGCTGGGTGGCGTAGAGGTCGATTTCCGACAGCATCGGGATGCGAACACGCTCAAGGGCAGTGCGGTTCACGCCCTGAATGTCGCCGCCGATCAGCGAGCCACGAATGCGCTCGCCGTCCGCAAAGGTCACGGTGGCGCACAGATCGCTGTTCGGCACACCGTAGTCCATCAGGCGGGTGTGGACGCGGTTGAAGTCCGCCGGGCTGGCGAGAACGTTGTTCGCGTCAGTGGCGAGGGTCGCCGAACCCACATAGGGCGAGAAGCGAGCCACCTGCGCTTGCAGGTGAGCGTCGATCTGGTGCGCGAGGGTCGAAGCCGCCGACTTCATCGTCTCGTTACGCATCAGAGCGTTGAACGACTGGACATATTCGATGTCGCCGACGCCGATGTGGACCTTCGCATACTGGTTCACGGTGACGGGCACCGAGCCGGTCACGATGTCCTGCTTGGCCAGCGCGGCGCTCATGGCCGACGCATCGTTGCGGGCGAAACGGGGCGGGCGCTTGACGCTGACGGTCAGACCGTTCTGGTCAGTCACCTGGTTGGTGAACTTGCCGTTGACGAGCTTGCCGGTGACAAGCTGGTTCTTGGCGAGCAAGAGCATGGTGTTCGCATACTCTTGGGCATTCAGAAAAACGTTGGCCATTTCACTCAGACCTTCTGTTGTGCCAGCTTTTCAAAAGCGGCGAAATCGGTGGTCGCGGGGTTGGCGGAGAATTTGCCGCCTGAGCCGCGAGCGGAGTTGACCGGAGGGGGTGCCTTGGAAACCTTGCGCGGCGCGGGCCGGTCGAATTGGGCTTCCATGCGTCCGACCCAGCGGTCGAGTTCACGCACACTCATGGCTGCGACTTTTTCAGCTTCGGTCGGATTGCTGGCCAGATAGTAGAGAATATCCGCGCCTTTGTCCGAGTCGAGTGCTGCTTCCAGCATGGGTTGCGTGAGAGGCCACTCGCCTTCTTCTGCGCCTTCGATCACGACTTCGTTGAAGTCTGCGTAGCGCTCGGAGCCGACTTGCGCCGTTTGTTCTGCGCGGGTCTTGATCTGCTCGGCCTCTCGCATCGCAGCCTTTTGCTGCTCGGTGGCCTGCATTTCCTGCCGCAGTGCCGCGATCTTCTGTTCGGCCTTGAAATCGGCCAAATCTGCGATGTATCGCGGATCAAGGTCGCCGTAGGTGTAATTCGCCGGATCGGGTTCCTTGACAGCCTCATTCGTGACAGAAATCGGCCCTTTCGTCAAGTCGGGCGTGTCCTGCGGCTTCTCACCGCGCTCCAACGCCGCTAGACGGGCTTCCAGCGCCGCGGCGCGGGC